CAAGGCGATGACCAGCTACAAGCCGTTGCTGGTCGCGGAGGACACACCGGCCCGGATCGAAGTCATCGGCGTCACCACCGCAGACGAACTCTTCGTCGTGAAGGCTCGCGGCGGGGGAGCGGTCATCCGTGGTGACCTCGACAACCCCACGATCCGCCGGCTGCCGCACATCGAATCGACCTTCGGCGTGTCCTCGAAAGGCGTCGCCACGCCGATCGGTTTCGTCTACGGCTCGCGCACCGGTGTCCACGTGTTCGACGGCGGCGACACGACGCGCAAGCTGTCGCGGCAACTCGACGGGTTCTTCTGGAACCCGTACGACCCCGCGGTGGAAGGCGAGGACCCCGTGTACGGGTCTTACGGCCGGTTCGCGTACTGGAACGACTGCGTGTACGTGCCGAACAACTACGTGTACGACACGACGACGGATTCGTGGTGGCGGATCGGCGGCGAGGAGTACTGGCGCACGATCTTGCCGAACAGCCTCAACGACTGGCACCCGTACAACTGCTACCTCGTCACGCCGAACGGCGAGCTTTACCTGATCCCGTACAAGCACACGGCGGACGCCACTCATCCCGCGCCCGTGTACCACCGCTGCGTGCAGGGCCACCTCTCCTCCGTCTACTCGTGGCAGTCGCACCCCCTGGTCGAGACGCGTGGACGCCGCGTGTCGGTCCAGGAGGTTCGGATGCTGGTCACCGCGGACGCGCAGTCAACGATCAAGGTCACGCTCACCGGGCGCGACGAAACCGGAGCGCAGGTCGCGGCGCCGGAGATCACCCTCACCACCGCGGCGGCCAAAGAGCCACAAATCCTTCGCGCGGATGTCACTCCGAACTTCGTCGCGGAGTATGTACAGGTGCGCATCGTCGCCAACGCTGGCAGCGGTCGTCGAGCCCCGAAGATTCATAACCTGAGGCTCGGTATCAAGTCGCGGCAGCGGACGCCGCGGCACGGGGTCTGACGATGCCGATCGGCTACCGCGACCGTCACGGCCGCCGGCCACATCAGTCGCTGAACCTGCCGCGCCCGCCACGCGACGCCGACAACGCCGAACTCCTCAGCTACGTCGATCGCCTGGTCACGTCCATGCAGGAGTGGGCGCGTGATCTCCTCGAACGCGTCGAGGAGTCACGCGCCGTCGCCCACCGTCGCTGGGACGCCACCTCGTCCGCCTATTCCGCCACGTCGATCACCGACATGGCGATCCACGACGTGCCACTGAAGGGCGGCACTCTCTACGGCGTCCACCTCGCCGCGCAGGTCAGCAGCCAGGGCACGGTCGCCAGCAACGAGCGTTGGCTGGTCGAGATTTACTACGGCCCCCGCGTAGCCGGCCGCGTCGCGGACATCGATTTCAAAACTCGCATATTCGCTGACGGCTGGGCGTGGATCGTGCCCGAGGCCGACATGGTGGTGCCGATCGGCGTCTCCGTCACCCACATTTCCGGCACCGCCAGCATCCTGTTCAACGCGTCGTCCAACATCCAACGAACCCTCACCGTCGTCGCTTTCGGTCCTCGTCCCCCCGTGCAGTTCTAGGAGGCCGCCGCCATGCCCACCGCGGGCGAACTCGTCACGCAGATTCGCGACATGCTCGATGAGCCCACCGCTGCCCAGTGGACCGACGACATGCTGGTCCGCTGGATCAACGAGGCTGCCCGTGACCTCGGGCGCGCCACCCGCTACCTCAAGGCCACCGACACGATCCCCCTCATCGCCGGCACGTCCGAGTACGCGCTGCCCACCAACCTGATCGCGGTGGAGCACGCGTACTACCGGCCCGGCGACGGCCGCGACATCCCCCTCACGCCGCGGCACTACGAGGGCATGGATCAGGTGTGGGGTCAGTGGCAGAACCAGCAGTCGTACATGCCGAACTGGTTCACCGTCATCGGGTTCTCGCCCAGCGCGGTCATCAAGCTCTACCCGGCACCCAACGACTCGAACGCGGAACTTAGCATCCTCTACTGCCGCGTGCCCGACGAACTGTCGATCCCATTCAACAGTTCCGAGGACGCGGACGTGCCTCACGTCTGGTACGACGCGATCGTGGATTACGTCGAATCCAAGGCGCTCCGTCGCGACCGCGACCCGCGTTGGCAGGAGGCGTACCAACTCTACGTCGAGAAGCGCGACGGCTTCATTCACAACCCCGACTACCTGGCCGAGAACCGGGAGATCATCCCCACCCCGAACGGCTACATGCCGGAGTGGCTCGCGCTCCCGGAGTACTGGGATTGAGCCTTTGGGGCGCGGGGTCATAGAGCGAAACCATCAGGGCAGATAGGATCGGACCATGCCCCTCGGGACCGGCAGCGGTGGCGGCGGCTGGGCCACCTGGGATGAGCTTGAGCGGTACGTCAGCGGCGGCAAGCCGAAGCCCGTGAGCGGTGGCGGCGAGTGGGTCGCGTACATCGGCGGCAAGACGTACACGACCCCGGTCCTCTCGCCGCAGCAGCAGGCCGCGCTGAACTGGCTCCAAGGTTCCATGGGGATCGCGGAGCTCAACTACAACCAAGCGCTCCGCTCCCTCAACGCGCAAAGGGCCGCGGCCGCCGGGCTCTATGGGGCCGTCGCCAAGGCCGCGAACCGGGACTACGGCCTGACGATCCAGGGGATCGACCAGGACCTCTACTACGGGAACCTGCTGCGCGACCAGGAGAAGTACCGCAACGTCACGCTCGGTCGCGAGCGCGCCCTGGCCGACTACCAGAATGCCTTCTGGAACTGGGGCATCGCGAACACCGACATCCTGCAACGGTGGGTTCTCGCGGATCGTGGTTTCGCCCTCGACAACCGCAACGTCAACTTCCAGTACGACGTCGGGATGCGCGACGTCGCGTCGGACGCGATCGCACGTGGTGCCCGCACCGCGGCCGGCACGATCGACCGCTTCGGTGACGTCCGTGAGCGTCGGGACATCGGGCTCGCGCAGAATCGACTCGCGCTCGACACGACCCGCCAAGCACTGAAGACCGAGGGCGCCAGGGCCAAGCGGGCCTACGAGCACCAGCGGCGCATCTACGGCATCGATCTGAAGATGTTCGACTCGCTGGCCAAGACCTATGGCATCCAGGCTGCGCAGGCCGCTGCCCAGGCCGCGCTCGCCAAGCAGAAGGCTGCCGCGGCACGTGACGCTGCGGTGTCCAGCGCCGCCGCGCAGCGGAATGCCGCGCTGGCAAGCATCTCTTCGCAGCGCACGTCCCTCACGAACAACTACTTCAACCAACTCCTCTCGGGTTACTCCCAGCTCTTCAGGCTCTAGGAGAACGCGATGCCGCCTGCTCCGCTCCGCATCCCGCCGATGGTCCCGATGTGGCTGATCTCGCAGCCGCCGGCCCAGCGCTTCATCGCGCCCCCGTACACCGGGTTCCTCGGCTCTGCCCCGGCTGCACCTGCGTCGCCGCTGTCGGCGCTCGTCGGGCTTCGCACCCCGCCGTTCGTCAGCACGGCCGTGCCCACCGTGGCCGGGCGCGCCCCGGCACCTCTCGCGCCCGCCGCGGTGCGCACCCCCAGCTTCGTGCCCCCGCAGGTCGCGACGACGCCCGGCCAGCGGGCGGCCGCCGCCCAGTTGGCGTCCCAGTTGGCCCAGCAGTCGTCTCGGGCGGGCACCACCGCCGCCTCGACGTCGGCCGGTGCCGGGGCGGCGAGCAGCGCCACGCAGACGGCCCAGCAGGCGGCCACGCAGGCGGCCCAGCAGGCGGCTCGGGCCGCTGCCGTCCAGCAGGCCCTGGGGGCTTCGGGCGGGCTCTCCGGACCGGCGATGGCCGTGGCGCCGCAGGTGTCGGTCACCACGGTCCCGGTGGGCGGCGCGGCCGGTGCCGCGACAGCCGCGCCCGCGGCAGCCGTGAACCCACTGGCGTTCGGCCTCAGTGCCGCGGGTGCCGCGTCACCGGCAGCCGGTGGCGCAGGGGCCGTGAACCCACTGGCGTTCGGCGCCGGGGGTGCCAGGACGGCGGCCGGCGCGGCCGGCGGTGGCGGCGGGGTGAACCCGTTCGCTTGGGGGCTCACTGCTGGCGGCAGCGCCGGTGGGGGAGGGGCTGCCGGTGGGGGTGGCGCTGCCGGTGCCGCGGGTGCAGCGGGTGCCGGTGGTGCGGCCGGTGGGCTTCGGGGGCTGCTCGGCCGAGTCGGTGGCGTGCGCGGGCTCGCGCGGGGCATCGGCTACCCGCTCGCCGGTCAGTTCGCCGGCAGCATGTTCGAGTCGGCGGTCGGCCCCCGCTCGGGCACCTGGGACGACGCGATCCGCAACGCGTTCGTCGGGGCCGGGACCGGTGCTGGCGTGGGCTCGTTCGTGCCCGGCATCGGTACCGGCGTCGGGGCCGTGGTCGGCGGTCTCACCGGCTTCGCGCACGGTCTGCTCACCGGCCGCGGCTCCAAGGAAGAGGAGGCGCAGAAGGAACTCACGAAGCAGATCGAGGAGTTCAACAAGGTCTTCGACCAGTACCAGGTGTCGCCCCAGGTGCGTGAGCAGATGCTCATGCAGTTCCAGTTGGGTGCCATGGACCTGGGGCGCAAGGAGATCAAGGACTTCGCGACGCAGCTTCGTACCCAAGTCCTGCCCGGCGTCATCCTGGAGGACGCCGCCATGCAGGAAGAGGAACGGGGGCGCATGGCGATGTACGCCGCGGCGCAGGCGTGGATGCAGCCGATGCTCGAACGCGCGTTCACGGCGTCCGACCAGTACGCACAGCAACTCTCGCAGTCGATGCTGCAAACCGCGCAGCAGATTCAGGACCCGAACGAGCGGGCCTTGGCGATCCAGGAGGCGCAGCAGGTGCCGCTCGACAACGCGACGCGGCAGGCGTACCTGATCCAGCAGATGCTCGCGGTGCCGGGGCTCTACGGCTACCAGACGGAGGTCAACAGCGAGGGCATCCCGGCGATGGACATGACGTCGATCATGAACGCGACGCCGATCGGCACCACTGCCGGCGTCACTGCGGTGAGCGGCCCCGGCGGGTTCCAGATCGCGGCACCCGGTGTCGTCGCGTACCCCACGGCACCCCCAGGCCAGGCCGTCGATCCGACCGCGTGGGCCGAGCAGTTCCGCTGAGCGAGCAGTTCCGCTGAGCTAGACGATGAGCGACATCTTCGGGCTGACGATCCCCACGCCGCCGACGCCAGGTGACCTGGTGCGGTACGTGCCCGCGCCCGTCGTGTCGCCGTTCGTGCCGGGCGGCCAGTTCCACGCGCCGCCGATCGACCCGCGCTACCGCGACCACCTCACCTCGCTCACCAACAAGTACCGGGAGCTGTCTCCGTTCGTCGCGCAGCTTCCGGAGCCGGTGCGCGAGTCGCTGATCCGCCTCGACGCCGGCCGGGTGGCCCGAGGTGCGCCGCCGCTCACCCGCCGCCAGACGATCCTCGCGGCCACCACGGCGGCCACCGGCGAGCCTCAGACGCCCGCGCCCGAGCGCGACCCCTTGAACGTCCTCGGCAACATCCGGGGCGACATCCGGGACATCCTGCGCTCGATCCCGCGCCTGCCGGTGGCGGCGTTCCAGGAGGCGATGGCGCTGCCCCGGATCGGGGAGCACATGGCCGAGGCGCAGGGGCAGGGCATGAACCCGCTGGCGGCGATCCTCACGGCGCCCGGCGTCCGGCTGCTGCCCGGCGCGTACACGCTCGGGAACATCATGCAGGGCACCACCGGCCTGCGGGAACTCATCACCCACCCGGTGCAGACGTTCCTCGACGTGCTCCCGTTCGCGAACAGGGCGGCGGCGGCGACCCGCACCGGACGGCTGCTCACCGAGGCCGCGGAGCAGGCGGGTCGTCGGCCGAGGCCGCTGACCGGGATGTTGACGAACCGGGCGGTGATCGACCCGGCCACCGGCCAGCCGACCCTGGCCCGGACCCGGCTGGGCACCGTGATCGACGAGGCGCGCACCAACTGGCGGCTCGGCCAGACCCTCGACGCCGCGTTCGGCCGCACGTCGCGGGACATCATGCGGTACCGGGGGCAGCTCGAAGCGCGCTACAAGGCGCTCGCCCAGGGGTTCGCGACGCCCGCGGATGAGATCGAGGCGTTCCTGCCGCGCATCCAGCAGATGTTCGAGCGGCACGCGAAGACGTACCCGCAACTGCTGGACGAGTCCGAGGCCGGCGCAGCGTGGCGTGCTCAGGTGGCCGAGGACTTCGCGCGTGGTGACACAGCGAAGTACGACCCGTCGTTCGTCGCGGAATACCGCGAGATCGTGGACGACATCGGCCGGGAGGCTGTCAACCGCGGCATCCTGGGCGAGTACCAGGGCGAAATCTATCCGCTGCACGTCGCCCGCCAGTTGCGGGCGCGCGAGGCACGCGTGAACACGACCCGCCGGTTGATCGCTGCCCGCAACGAGTACATCAACCCCTCGGGCACGCTGACCGTCGATCAGATGCGGGCGATGGTCGATGACCTGTTCAACGAGCCCACGCACACGGGTCGCTCACATGTGGCGCGAGCGATGATGCACGTGCTCGACGCGTACGGCATCCCGATCGACAACATCCGCTCCGCGCTCGCGTCGCTGCACCGCTCCCGCGGCAACTGGGTCGGCGTCCGGGCCGCGTTCGATGACGCCCTGGCGATCGCCCAGCAGCAGCAAACCCTTACGCCGCGGCGCTCCCTCACCGAGATCATCGACATCCTCGACAAGAACGGCGCTCGCAAGGACCCCCAGGTCGCGATCCTGAAGAAGGCCGTCGCGGGCGGTCGGCGCAACGAAGTCACCGCGGCGCTGAAGAACCTCTACTCGCGCAAGCCGCCGCACTTTCCCGACAACCTGTGGCCGGGACTCCGTGACGACATCCGCTCGGCGTCGCGGCGCATGGAGTTCGACATGAAGGTGGGTAAGAAGGCGACCGACAAGCGCCTTCAGGCCCAGGAGAAGGCGCTTCAGGACGCGATCGCGAGGACGCCGCCGGCCCGGTTCGACGCGCTCCTCGCTGACGAGATGCGGCGGCGGATCGAGAACGTCGCGATCAAGCCGGGCATGTCCGCGGACGAGGCCGCCCAGATCGTCACCGCGATCCAGGAGCGTCGGTGGCAGGCGGTGTTCCCTGGCATGGACCCCGCGGACATCGAGTCGTATCTGCGCACCGTCGAGTCCGAGGTGAAGCAGACCTGGCAGGACTTGCGGGCCGCGGGCCACGACCCGATCTTCGTCCACAAGGTGAGTCCGGCGCGTGCGACCTCGGCGCAGACCGGCAACATCAACCCGATCCCGGTGTCACCGTCGCAGGGCAAGGAACGCGCCCTCGATCTGTCGCCGTCGGTGAACGACCTGCAACTCGCGCTCACGCACCAAGCGGGCGAACTGTTGCAGCAGATGTACCGCGAGCGGTTCGTGGAGCACGTGATCGACGCGGCAGGGAAGCCGGAAGCGCAGCTTCGTCAGGAGCTTGCGCCGTTTGCGCGCATGCGGGCGCAGATGGACCCGACGCTGGACTTCGAGGGGCACCTGCAAGAGATCATCCGGCAGCGGTTCCGCAGGTTCAACCCGGACGAAGCTGGCTACTCGTGGGGTGGCGTGCGCCTCGACAAGTACCGGCAGGACACGTGGTATCTGCCGGTCGCGGTCGCGGAGAACCTTCAGCGGCTCACGAAGCCGCCGTCGATGATCGCGCGTACGCTCCAACCGTTCACCGACGTGTTCCGCTACAACGTGATCGGCTTGAGCCCGTCGGTGATCGTCAACAACTTCCTGTCGAACGCGGTGGCGACGCTGGCCGAGGCGGGACCGGGGCCGTTCAAGTACTGGTCGCAGGCACGCGAATGGCTGCGCGATCCGCGCCTGATTCCGGACGAGCGGCTGAAGGCGCTGATCCTCAGCGACAACCCGGTCCTGCCGACGGTCAACCGGAACTCGTGGCTGAAGCCGCACAACTTCGCGAAGTTCGTCGCCGGTCACAACGCCGCGAAGGTGTTCTATGAGAGCGCCGCGGCGAACGCTATCCGGCGCGGCAAGTCCGCCCTGGACGGCGTGGTCGAGAAGTCAACGAGGCTGCAAAGCCTGGGCGACAACATCTACCGCGCCATGATCTACATGGACGAGTACGACAAGCTCATCAAGCGGGGCAAGACGGCCGAGCAGGCTGCCCTCGGCGCGATCGAGCAAGTCAACCGCGTCATCGTGGACTACACCGCGTTCACGCCGATCGAGCGCCAGGCGATCCGCACGATCATTCCCTTCTACAGCTTCATGGGGCACGCGATGCGGTTCGTCATGCGGTATCCGCTCGATCACCCGGTGCGTGCCGCGATCGTGTCCAAGCTCGCCGCGGCAGAGAAGGAGCGCCTGGGCGCGCTGCCCGACGAGTTCCTTGGCTATCTGCCTCTGCCGTTCGGTGGGGGCGACGGCAAGAAGACGATGATCCCTCTGCGGCCGTTCGATCCGTTCGGGGACATCAGCGACATGTTCTCGATCGCCGGTTGGCTCGGCGCGACGAACCCGCTGATCCAAACCGCGCTCGAATCGGTGGGGGTGCGCCAGGGGCAGGCGGACGCGTATCCGACGATGCGTTACAACCCGGACACGGACCGGATGGAGCCGGTGCGGCCGGGGTTCCTGCCGACGCTGATCGAGAACGTGATCCCGCGCGCGGGGCTGCTGACCGCACCGCTCGGGCTCAACGAGGTCCAGAACGAACTTCGCCAGCGCGACCCCGCCGCGGCGAACCGGCAGCTCCTACAGATGGCCGGCATCCCGACGCTGTGGCGGTCGATCGATGTGCCGCGGGAGCAGATGGAAGCCGAACTCGCCCGGCAGCAGTCGGAGCGAGATGTGCGCAACGCGGCCCTCCGCAGTGGGGACTGGCGCGAGGCCCTGCGCTACCCGAACCTGCGTGCGTATTTCGACCAGGTTCTCACCTTGGAGTCCGCGCAAATCGCGGACCTGACCCCCGACGATCCGCAGACCATCGCTGAAGGTCTGCGGCGACTGATTGGAGTTGCTTGATGGACGCGTCGCACGTGCTCGCGGCCGCGATCAGTTCAGTGCCACCGACGATCGCCGCGTTGGCGCACTGGCGGTCCTTAGCGCGGAAGACGAACAGGACCGAGAGCAAGGTGGACGAGATCAGCCGAGCGGTGAACCACCGCGCACCTGACGAACTGCCGCTCGTGCAGAAGGTGGACAAGATCGACCAGAAGCTCGACCAAGTGATCGAAGAGCACGGCGCGCAACTCGCGGAGCACAACACCCGCATCGGAACCCTCGAACGCAAGGTCGGCTAGCCCGCGCCCCATCGAACCGCCAATCAATCGAACCGCCAATCAAAGGAGAGCATCATGGAAGAGACCGTGCACCCGGTGTTCCCATGGCTGAACGCGGCCCGGCGCGCGTGGCTGTACCGCGTCGTCGTGGCCGTGGTGGCCCTCGTGGGCACCTACGGGCTCGTGGACGACTCGCGTGCCGGCGTGCTGGTGGCCCTGGTGGCCGCCGTGCTGGGCACCGGGACCGCCGCCGCCCACACGCCGACGTCGGAGTGAAGGTCGTGGCTCGGCTGGCCCCGAGCCTCGTCCGCCTGCGGGACGAGGTGAACGCCCGCTGGCCGAACCGGGACAAGACGTCGGACGGCTGGATCGGGGACGCCCGTCACGCCACCCGAAGGTCGGACCACAACCCGGACGCCAACGGGATCGTGCGCGCCATCGACATCGACGAAGACCTCGACGGCGACACGCGTGACACGGGTCGCGACGCCTGGTCGCTCGCGGAGACGCTGCGCATCTCGCGTGACCCACGCATCAAGTACGTCATCTACGAGGGGCAGATGTTCTCGTCGTACGCGTCCGGTGGCGTGCCCGCGTGGACGTGGCGTCCCTACACGGGCGAGAACAAGCACCCGGGCCACATCCACGTGTCGATCCTCCCCACGGCGCAGGCCGCGGAGGACACGAGCCCGTGGCTTTCCGGACCCCTCGCGGCACCCCCGCCGC